CTTGGATCTGGGTTGCTGACCGTTATCTCCATGATTTGTGGAGGTAAGGGTTCAGCACTCGGATTTGCAGCATCTCACTTGGCAGAATTTGGCAGAGCAGCTGTTGGATGGACAAAGATGATTGAACTGTTTGAATGGTTTAAGAACTGTTTCGTTGATATGTACTACAGATGTACTTTAGGTAAAACATTGGCTGAAGTTAAATTGGAAGAAGATTATCCCAAATTAGCTTCAGCCCTTGCTAGAGTATCTCTGTTGAGAAATGAACCACACATTACTAGTTACATTGACCGTGACGCTAAGATCTGCAATCATATTATTGAACTCGATGATGATTTGACTTCAATAAGATATGCAGCTCTTAGGGCCAAGGACAATGCACTAGTGAGTCACATCACTTCTCTGCAAAGTCAACTCAAGGAAACCTTTCTTAGTGCTCGAAATTCGGCTGCTTATTCCAACAAAAGTCGATCTGCTCCAACATCTCTTTATGTGTATGGCAAATCTAGTGTAGGAAAATCAAACCTGATGAAATACATTAAATTTGCTATATACAAGAAGAAGTATGCTGACTGTAAGACTTGGAATATTAATACCATATCCCACCCCAGAGACGTGAAAAACGAATTCTGGGATGGGTATATGGGGCAACCGATTCTCGAGTATGATGACATGATGCAAACCAAAGACTGTGTCGCAGTTCCCAATCCAGAAATTCTTGAATTCATTCGAGTTAAAAATGATGCTCCTTTTCATCTTCACATGTCAAGTGTGCAAGATAAAAAGAATTGTTATTTTAACTCCCCGTATGTATTAGCCTCAAGCAACGAACAAAACCCTAAGATTGAATCTATCGCTAATCCAACTGCCTTCCTCAGACGATGGGATGTAGTTATAGAAGTTAGAGTCAATCCCCATTGGGGAAAGAGTAGCTTGTGTCAAACATATACGGTTATTGACGACAGGAGGGTAGCTAAAGGCCCTCATGCTTTCAATAAGGATGTGTACAATATTGATCTTTATAATTTTGGTGCTAGCACGCCGACTATTATAAAGCAAGATATGTCACTGGATGAATTTATGGATTATTTTTGGGAAGTGTCAGAAAAGAACCTAACAAAATCTAACGACCTTCGTGAGTCCATTCTTGAGCAATTAGGAATGGGAGAACCTGACGGAGGAGGATCAGAAGAATTCTTGGAAAAGTTCGAAAAGTGTCTTGAAGCACAGATGGATGTCGATGGTAATCCCATCGCCCACTGTTCCAAAGACTTTTTGCCGGACTTGTCCCAGAAATCTTCTGACAAAACGAAAGATTTTATAGA